AGACATTTCTCAAAGTATCCTTCTGGTCTGTCAAGGCGACTTTTCTTTTCCTCTGGATGATCTAATCTGTATTTCTCAGCAGATTCAGGAGTAAAGATAGCCGGATCACCAAGATGACCACAATGTATAGATGTATCTACCGCGATTGTAACGTCTGGAACCTGTTCTCTTGCCTTTAAACAGAAGTAAACATCTTCTGTATTCCAAGGACCAGTAATGAAGAAAGGTGGCCGCATTTTCAGAAGCAGGCTTACCTTAATGAGAACACAGGAAAATCCAACCGCCTCAACATCAATAATCTGTTGGTCGCGTGGATAATCATTATAGAAAGTCAACCCTTCTGGAACTTTCTTGAAGAACATAGAGTGGAAAGGTTCTCCACGAATTACAACATTTCCTGCAACAATGTCTTTATCGGCCGCACGCAGTTTTTTGTAGGAGTCAAAAGGAACCAGAACGTCATCATCAATAAACATGACGTAATCGAATCCTTTTTCCATTGCTACAACGGCCGTATTATTTCGCATCCTATCAATACTGGAGCGGTCCGGCGTATAGAATCCAAATTCATCATTCGGAAACTGCTTGGCCAGACGAAACCAAAATTGAAGATGATTAGCATACACAGCTTGTCTAATCGTAGTTAATGTATTAACACCTATCAAGGTTTTCATTTATACCTCGAAAGAAAGATCCAAGGGGGAATTCCCTCCCCTGAAATTCCCCCCTGATTCTCCGCAAATGCTAACGGAGGATAACTTACATCATGCGGAGAAATGCTTTGCAATACCCAGTGATATAAGAAGCCACATGGGTTGCAGAAGAAGTAGAAGCAACTCCAGCCGCAGAAGCCATTGTTTCCGCAAGAACTGCGATTGGAGCAAAATTACTTGCTGCAACTGAAGCGCCAATAGCAAGTGCATTATTGACGGTATCAATTTGCATCAAGTTTCCGATTGCCTCAGCCTGAACTGTAGAATACGAATCAGTTGAAGCAGCTCGGGTTCGCGCGCGAGAGTATTTCACCTTATGGCAAATTCCAAATACTTGCGATTCACCATAAGAGCCAGCAGCGTAAGTTCCAAGAGAAACACCGTAAATCAAAGATGTTCCCTTAATCGCCGCAGCAGTTGCAGGAAGAACAACAGAAACTCCATCTTCCGTTCCATTTACTACCAGACAAACTGGAGTACCGCCTGGAATAGAATCCGAAGATTCAGCGTTCTTAATTACAACCGATACCACATCTTGCTTGTTGCCGATTTGTTTAAAGCGCATGGTTTATCTCCCATTTACTCTTGATTTATCTTTCAAGAGGATCTTTACGATACGGTTAGCGTGCGAGCAATCTTCGCCAACACACCTTGTTTACGACGATTCGAGCAACAAACTTGACCCATCCAAGCCATATTTGCAACTCGGGAATCACCACCGATTGGTTTCTGGAAAGTCTTGCCGTTTTCGTCCTTCAACATAACGAAATTGCGATCATTGATGTACTTCACACGGAAAAACTTTGTGTTCATCATAATCGCAGTTCCGTAAGTCAAGGAAACCGTTCCAGAGTAATAGTCAGGAACCTTATCTTCCATGACTAAAAGAGAACGCTTCCACTTCGTGTTCTCAAAAGGAAATTCATTGTTCGAACCAGTCTGTTGATACTTCATATACAGAGCGTGAACAATCAATTCGTAGGTGGTTTGATCTACAATAGTCAAGTCGGGAGGTCCGCCAGTTCCGAGAGAAATAGTATTGTAAAGATGATCCAATTCAAGAAGAAGACCAGAATAAGTTGTAGCAGAACTGTCGGTAGAAGTATTCCTCCACCAGCTAGAAGTGTTCTGATTGATATTCCCCACCAACAGAGAATCGGAAGGAGAATCATGAATCAGTTTTCCGATAGGTTCAACGCCATAACTTCCGTTACGAGCAGAAGTTTTCGGAGTAGCAAGAGCCGCAACGCCATTACCTTGAAAGAAAGCAGTAGCCCAGTGTTCTTGGATACCCATTTCACACTGAGAAATTCGTGCTTTCACAAGATCTTTGATTCCATTGCGATTCTGAATAACTTCTTTCATACTATACGCAATGGGCGCTGAAACTTGACGCCATTCATACAATGCCTTCGTGATTCCATCAGTAGGCAAAGTAGAAAGTTCGTCATAACCATCGTAGCTGTCAGCTTCCGTGAGTGCATACATCAACGGAACTGAAGCATATTCGCCGCCTTCTACACCTTCGTAAAAGTCACTCTTCAACATTTTGTGCAGAAACGCATTTGTTGCACCAATGTTATCGATCATCTCTTTCTGATAAGATTCAAGAGAAAGAGTAAAGAGTGAATCAAAATACTCAGTGTTGTAAGAAGGGGCCGCAGTGTTACCAAATGTTGCCATTGTTTATCCTTTTTGAAGTTTCGCCATAGCAGCGTTTACTGATTCTTCAAGGGACATTTTGGATTTTGTTGTTGAGACATCTCCCGAAATGCCAGCACGAGAAACGCGGGAACCAAGATCAGCAGCGTTAGAAGAAATTTTCTTTGTTTTTTCTACCTTAGCTGCTCGTCTGGTTTCATCTTGCTTCACCAACGTATATACGCGCATGAGATAAGTCTTCATTGACGTTTTGTCAGAAGGCTTAACTTCATCCATCATTTTAGCGATGGCTTCTTTATGGCGATTAAAGTCGCCTTTTGTTACTTTATTGGCGTGCGCAATGGCATCGTCAACATCTTTTTCTGCTTGTCGCAGTTTATCTTGTTCTACTTTTTGTTCAAGGCCTTTCATTTCGGCCTTTACTACCGCCTGGATTGCGGGAAGAAGTTTCGGCGCAAGGAATTTATAATCATCCCCGAGCGCTTCAGAAACAATATCAGCTACCGTTCTGGTAGCTTCTTTCTGGGATTGTCCCAAAAGTCCTGCACTCCGCGCCATTTCTTCAATGACGGCTTTTGCAGAAGAGGGATTTTTCAGAGCGCGATAA